TATGACAAAAATAGTAACAACCTTATCAGTAGATTAGAAAAACCTTTGACAAGTTATATAGATGACCTTGACGATTCCAAAGGTCTAAATATGTTTGATAGCAATAAAGAGCTTAAGTTTGATAGTGCCAAGCTAAAAAAATTTGCTAGCTCTGATTTTGCTACAACTCTTCGTACCAAAGCTAAAGGTCTAGGTGTAGCTAATACTGCTGCTAATCGTACTACAAAAACATTAGAAGGAATTGGTAAAGTTAAAAATAAAAAGTCTGCTGATTTAAAATCAAAGTTCGCACAAGACCTTAAATTTATTGTTTAAATGTCCACAGCAAAATCACGATATGACGCCCTGTCTAGTGGCCGTAACCAATTTCTACAAACCGCAGTGGATGCTGCAAAGCTGACACTACCTTATTTAATTAAACAAGACGAAGAGGATAGTAATTACAAAACACTTCTTACACCTTGGCAAAGCGTTGGTGCTAAAGGAGTAACAACACTTGCATCTAAATTGATGCTTGCTTTACTACCTCCTCAAACAAGTTTCTTTAAACTTCAAATTGATGAATCAACTATATTATCTGGTGAACTAGACCCTGCTATACGATCTGATCTTGACGCTTCTTTTGCCAAGATCGAGCGTACTATCCTTGAGTCTATTGCTGCATCAGATGACAGAGTAATAATTCATCAAGCTATTAAACACTTGGTAGTGTCTGGCAATGCCCTTGTCTATATGGATAAGGATAAACTTAAGCTGTATCCACTAAGTCGGTATGCAGTAGAAAGAGACGGACTAGGTAACGTTATTGAAATCGTAACGAAAGAGAAAGTACATAAGTCTCTCATCAAAGGTATGCTCAAGGATCTTGATGGTCCTGAAGTTAACCGTGTTAATGATGAGAGCACAGGATATAGTCGAGACGATGTTGATGTCTACACAATCATCAAACGAGACAATAATCGTTATGTGTGGCACCAAGAAGTTTACGATAAAATTATTCCTAACTCACAAGGTAAGGCACCATTAGATACCACACCTTGGTTGCCTCTACGTTTTAATACTGTAGACAATGAAGCCTACGGTAGAGGAAGAGTAGAAGAATTTATGGGTGATCTAAAAAGTTTAGAAGCCTTGTCTCAAGCTATCTGCGAAGGTAGTGCAGCAGCAGCTAAAGTTGTATTTACAGTCTCTCCTAGCAGCACCACTAAACCATCAACACTGGCAGCCGCAGGCAATGGAGCCATTGTTGCTGGAAGACCTGATGACATTGGTGTTGTTCAAGTTGGAAAGCAAGGTGACTTTGGTACTGCTTACCAAATGATCCAACAGTTTGAACGTAGGCTTGGTGAAGCATTCCTTGTATTGACAGTCAGACAGTCTGAACGGACTACTGCTGAAGAGGTACGGATGACACAAATGGAACTAGAGCAACAGCTCGGAGGTCTATTTAGTCTACTTACCGTTGAGTTCCTTGTTCCATATCTGAACAGGAAACTAAGTGTATTCCAAAAGACTGGTGAGATTCCACGCCTACCAAAGAACATTGTTAAACCTACAATCGTTGCTGGTGTAAGTGCATTAGGTCGTGGTCAGGACCGTGAGAGCCTGCAAATGTTTATGCAGACCATTGCACAGACCATGGGTCCAGAAGCTATTGCTCAATACATTAACCCTGAGGAGGTTGTCAAACGATTGGCTGCAGCCCAAGGCATTGATACTTTAAACCTAGTTAAAACAGCTGAGCAGTTACAGCAGGAACAACAAGCACAATTTGAACAGCAACAGCAGATGTCTCTTACTGATCAAACAGCACAGATGACAGCTGCACAAGCACGTCAACAACCACCACAATAATCCACACCTATGGCTGAAACACTTTCATATCAAGAGGCTCCACAACCTGAACTTAATGCTGATGAGCAAAACTCCTTAGAAATTGGAGAACAGATGCAGCAAGACCAAGAGCAACTCTTGGCTGGTAAGTACAGTTCTCCTGAACAACTGGAGAAAGCTTATCTAGAACTGCAATCAAAACTTGGAGCACAAGAATCTGAGCAGGAAGAGGAGCCTGTTGAAGAGCCAGAACCCCAAGAGGCTGAACCTGAAGAGTCAGAACCTGAAGAGGATGACTCGTCTAAACCACAACTAACACAAGAAGATGTGGACTATCTGCAAGATCTTGCAGGTGGTAAAGATGGTTATCAGTCTATGTTGAAATGGGCAGCATCTGCCTTAGAACAAAAAGAAATTGATATGTATGATGCTGTCATGGAAGATGGTAATCCTAATTCAGTTTACTTTGCTGTTCAAGCAATGTTGTCTCGATACAATGATGCTACTGGTTCTGAAGGTAAACTCTTAACTGGTAAAGGATCGAGCAATACTCAATCTGAATTTCGTAGTCAGGCAGAGTTAGTTAAGGCTATGTCTGATCCACGTTATGACGCAGATCCTGCATATAGAGATGACATCATGCAGCAACTAGAACGTTCTAATCTTAATTTCTAATGTCTCAACAATCAGATGTAGTCAAGGCTTATGTGACTAGCTATGGTCCTGAGCCTGAAAAAAAAGAAGAAGAGAAAGAAGAAGAAACTCCTGAAGAGGAGTGACAGCTTGGGAGGCACCTCAGAGTCGGACCTCCCCGGCATTGGCATTGGCCCGTACGCGGATACCCTTTGCCGTCTAGACGGTGGGACAGACCACAAAAATTTCTAAGATCTTAGTCCTGTTTATATCTTTAATTAACCAATACAATGGCACAACAAAATTCTACACTGACCACGAGCCTTACACGGCCGGGTCAGGCTAATGCAGCGGGAGACGCCCGCGCTCTTTATTTGAAGTTGTTCTCTGGGGAGATGTTCAAAGGCTTCCAGAATAACACAATTGCTCGTGATTTGATCATGAAGCGTACACTTAAGAACGGCAAGTCTTTGCAGTTCATTTATACTGGACGTACAAAGTCCGAGTTCCATACACCTGGCAACAGCATTCTTGGTAACTCTGATGGTGCACCTCCGGTGGCTGAAAAGACAATCACTGTTGACGATCTTCTGATCTCCAGTGCATTTGTCTACAACCTTGATGAAGTACTTTCTCACTACGATTTGCGCGGGGAGATCTCACGTAAGATCGGATATGCACTCGCAGAAAAGTATGACCGTCTTGCATTCCGTGCAGTAGCACGTGGTGCACGTCAGGCATCACCTATCACTAAGACTGGCTTTGTCGAGCCAGGTGGTACACAGATTCGCGTTGGTTCTACCACTAACGATTCTGATGCTTTTAACTCTGGCAACTTGGTATCCGCCTTCTACGACGCAGCAGCTGCGCTAGATGAAAAGGGTGTTACCTCTGATGGCCGTGTGGCTGTCTTGAACCCACGTCAGTACTACGAATTGATCCAAGCTGTTGGTTCCTCTGGCCTCGTGAACCGTGACGCCCAGGGCTCTGCTCTGCAAGGTGGTAACGGAATCATCGAGATTGCTGGTATCAAGATCTACAAGTCCATGAACATCCCGTTCCTGGGTAAGTACGGCACTGCTTACGGCGGCACCACTGGTGTCACCTCTCCTACCAACGTAGGTTCTTTCGTGGGTGAAACCATGGAAGATGCTTCTACTGCACAAGCCGGTATCAACAACGATTACGGTACCGCCTCCGAGGTTGGTTCTAAGTCCTGTGGCTTGATCTTCCAGAAGGAAGCTGCCGGTATGGTCGAAGCAATCGGTCCACAGGTGCAAGTCACCAGTGGAGACGTATCCGTTGTCTACCAAGGCGACGTGATGCTCGGGCGTCTTGCCTGTGGTGCGGATTATCTGAACCCTGCAGCCAGCGTTGAGCTGTATGTAGGTGCTTCTGCTCCATCTGCATTCTGATTTTTATTCATACACAAGGGATCCTTCGGGGTCCCTTTTTTTTACTTATAAGTATCTCATGGCTACAATTCCAAATAATCCGACTACCGAACAATTAGATGCAGTTAATGAGATGCTTGCGGCTGTCAGTCAAGCTCCTGTTAACCAATTAGAAGCAACCAACCCGGAAGTTGCACTTGCCTTCGATACGTTGACACGAGTGTCACGTGAGGTGCAGGCAGAAGGATGGACATTTAATACTGAATATCATGTTCAACAGTCACGTACAAACGTCACCGTAGCTGGTGTTACACAAACACGAATAGCTATTCCTAATGATGTTATCCAAATTGACCTGGCAAATGATCACAATAATGCAAGTCATAACTCAGTAGTTAGAAACGATGCAGACTCCAATCCTGCAGGTTTGTATCTTTATGATCGTCAGAACCATACATTCAATTGGGACTATGATCCTGATTGCGATGTTCGTAAACTATATGATTATATTTATCTACCAAAACCTATTCAGGATTATATCCTAGCTCGTGCTATCACATTGTTTTCAAACAGAGTAATTGGCGATACTAATCAATACAGTATTCTAAAAGGTATTGAAGCCGAAAAGAAAGCTGTTGCACTTGAGTATGAATGTAGTCAGGGTGACTTTACATTCTTTGGTCATCCTGAAGGTGGAAATTTCTATACCAGCTATCAACCTTATACCGCACTATCTCGTTACTAATGGCTAACATCACTCAACAAATACCTGACTTCCTGGGTGGTGTATCTACACAACCAGATGATCAAAAAGCACTCGGTCAAGTACGAGACATTGTCAATGGTTACTTAGATCCAACGTTCGGACTTGTAAAACGAAACGGGTTTGAGTGGAAGTCTAATTTAGGTTCTAATACTGCTACCACCTATGCAAGTGGTCACTGGTTTTATTACCGCTTTGATGCATCAGAAGCTTTCGTTGGTGTTATTAAAAACCAAACCGTAAAGATGTGGAATGTCAGTACTGGTGCTGAAAAAACAATTACTAACCAAACTGGGCAAGCATATCTTAATGGCAATATCAATGACTTTCACGTTGTCTCACGTCTTGATCAAATACTAATTGTCAATAAAACTATTGCAGTAACTACCTCAGGTACCACACCTGGTAGTAGTTTTACTACTGTAGCTAGCGTAGCTGATCTACCAGCCGCATCCTCTAATAGTGGTGCTTACTACAAAGTATCAAACACTAGTGCTGCTGAAGATGACTACTATGTCAAATCAAATGGTACTACTTGGGAAGAATCTGCACAACCTAATATTACATTAGGCTACACAGCTAGTACATTACCGCATCGT